TTTCAAGCTGATCATAAATTTCCTCATCCATCTTTTTCATTGCCAAGATGTGAGTGTTATTTTCTTTCCACACGGCCTTTAACTGATCGTGCGTTTCTGTAGCTTCAATTGCGGCAGCGATCTCTTTGTATTTATCAACCATTGCCTTATTGGTGCCGTACACACCTTTGGCGGTAGTTGGCGCGGGCGCTCCATTGCCATTTACTGCGCTCGCGGCATTGCCATCGTCATCTTCGCCAATAGAAGCGTTGCCAGTGGCCCCGGCCAATGAGTAGCGTCTGGCATAGGTTACGGCGCTACCGATGCCCTGAGGGTCGTTTTTGACAGGATTAATTGGGTACCACCCTCGCATCCATTGCCCGCTGGAATGCATAAGGGTGGTTACGAGATAAACCTTGCCAGCTTCGTCATAATCCATCATTTGCGACACGGACAAGCCATTGGCAGTAAGAGCGGGGCGCACTGAATCAATCACCGCCGGAAGGTCGGCATACTTACTTTTAAAGTAAGGATTATCCGCCTCTTTAGTAGCGTGCTTCATGCCAGCTTGCGCCTTGCACAAAGCAGCAGCTAAGTCTTTAATTTCCGCTGATTGATATTCTCTCATTTTCCTTTTCCTCTTTAAAAAATCCAAACTGGTAAAGTTGTTTCACGTAGTCGATAAACACCGGCATCTTGTCCTGCCTCGCAAGCTCTTGTCTTAGGTGTTGCAAGGCGATGAAGTTGCTGTTCATTTGAATAACCATGCGCTGATAACCGCCGTGGCAAATATGATTGCCAAAACCATCAACCAGAATATTGCGGTCTGCATATAGGACGGTGGGCCTACCCATTCCGGAGGAGCTGTGTCTGGGCGCTTAGTTTTCATACGCATCCTCCGGTCCGAATACCAAATACATTAATAGCAAAATGCTTATGGCTGCGATGACGTTTAGAAGAAGCTCAAGCATGGCTATATCTCCTTGCCCAAATCTTTGAAGGTTTGCGGATTTTGAGGGCGGCCACTTGTCATAATATGTTTGAACAACAACTCAGACGATAAGGCTGCGAACCCGGCTTGATTAAGCCCATGGATAACTTCACCTACGATCTGGTGCTGTTCGTCACGCTCTGCCGACTCACGGAGTATTTGATCGGTTGTCTTTTCCATAACTATCTCCCTATGCGATTTTCTAAATCAGTTAGGTCGTTGTGATACGCATCACGTAAATTCTGAAACATGGATTCCAGATATTCTTCATTCGGCTTTGAGTGGTGTGTGCGATTTATGGTGCTTACGTGAAGCTTGATGAGATTTTCCAGATTGAGAAGGTCATCATTCAATGCTTGCCATGCCTCGATCTGAATCTCGGTATGCGGGCTAACACCGCGTGGATCGTTTCCGAAATGGTTGGTTTGCATATAAGCCTCGTTATCTGATGTTGAGGCTACTGTATATGCAAAAATGCATTTAGTCAATAACAAAAAATGCAAAAATGCATTTTATTTATTGCGCCAATATTTCCATACAAATTAACTGGATACAGGGCTATTTTTCTGGATTATTTAAATCTACGGTCAAAAGATAGGCTATATTTTTTATATTTTCATGGCCGATGGCTTTATCAAAGGCCCAAAAGAACAATATTATAAAAAGAGGGAGGGTGGTGGAGAAATGTACGATATATCCAATGTTGTCCCCATATTTTTGGACCATATGATCGGCAAAATCTAAAGGCAGTATCATTCAATATGGTCAGGGAAGTTATTATCAGATAAAAAGGATTTAGTTAGAAATGCCAATCCGTATATCAATGCGACTGGCATTAATATGATAAAAAGTAACGGATATAAGTTTTCCATAAAAATTTTATTGATTATTTATTCTGGTTGTATATAGTCTATTTTATTCGCCTACTAGGAAAAAGTTTCCCATGTTACAAGAATTGACAACTCCTCCTGTAATCGAATCTAAGCTGAACCGACAGGAGCAAGCGTTAAAAGTTTGCGCAGCGCTTCTTGCTGCTTGGGAAGAGTTTCGCCTGTTACAGACGTGCGAAGATCCTCCATTATCTTCATTGCATCCGAAAGATGGTGAAGCCGATAAAGCTCTTTCCCATGAGTAAAGGCATCGTCCAGATCTTTAGGGGATATTGTTTTTTGCTTTAATAGAATGGCTATTAGCGTCTTCATTGTGTAAAGAATAGCTATATCCGCCTCGGTTATTTGATTCTTTACTAAAACATCCTCTATGGGGTAGGCATCGGTAATCTTATCAAATGTGGTTGCACTCAATGCGTGCTTTGGGCTGCCGTTATACCATCTTGTTATCGTCGTTTGGGCAACGCCTACGTGCCGCGCTATATCGGTTAGCGTAACATTGTCGTATTTCTCCATTACCTTATCTAGGTAAAGACGTTGTTTCTTTATCAGATCGGCCTTGCTTCGCATGGGCCTATTTATAGGCGCTGAGGCCTTCCAAATCATCATGCAAGAATGCACTTGCCAATATGCAATATTGCATATATAATGGCGTCATGAATGTTATTTTTGAAATCGAATCTATCGAGCATAGAGCTATGGAAGCCGGACTATCTGTGGATCAATTATACACAGAAGCAAAGGTTGCCTTTTCTAACAGAAGTCGCTGGTTCAATAAAAAAACCAGTCCCAATACTTCTACCTTGAGTCGTTTTGAACGAGTTATACAGAAGCACATAAAAAAGAATGGGCGGAAAAAATGATTCAAAAACATATTAGTTAATTACACCACTAACCTCGCTCTGTAAAGAGCGAGGTTTTATTATAACTAATTGATCTATATATAGTATATAGTTAAAAAATTAATCAACAGGTTGTGTATAAGTAATAAAATTTTAATCAATAGCTCGGGCAAATTAATAAAGGGAAAATAAATGAAGATAAAATTAGATACCGCGCCGGAGGAAGGTTCACAGCCCAATCCTACGGAAGACTCCCCAGTTGCCGGTACTGGAGCGGAGATACCGGCATGACACCAAATTTATTTGCTTTAGGTGAATTGGTTTTATTTGGGCGTAGCGAAGTTTATGTGATTACGCGCACGCGAGGTAAGGGGACAGGCAATCCGAAATTGCAGGATGGCATTTATTACGGCTTGGCATATGCACAAGACGCAAGACAGCCATCAATGACCGCGCATGAATCTCAATTACAGAGGATACAGGCGGAGGAACCGGAGCAAGGTATCCGGTTAGTGAAAGTATGAGTTATCTCTCCGATTTCTCCAAAGCTGAATTACTACAAATGCAAGCGTATGACATCATACGAGCAAAAGATGATCGCTCTTTGGGAATTGACGCCCTTATCGACAATCAAGGTGGGGTGATGCCGAATAATCAGAATAAGGCATTTACGAAGAGCGGTCGCCAATTTATACGCTGCGCTCCCGTCAAAACCGGATTGTTTTTGGACGAGGTTGCGTAATGGGTAAATGTGAGCATTTAGATACAGCAGTTGTAGATAGCAGGCCCACTATCATGTACGGCACAGAAACTGTACGCCGCCGTAGAAAATGCAAGTGCGGATACCGCTTTACCACATATGAATTTACCTTGAAGCACATGATTAAAATGCGCGTCAAATCCTTGGAATCTGCCATCAAGGAAAATATCAATAATTCCGTCATGTCTTTAGTAAAATTCGAGATTGATAATTTATTGAACGAAGATTTTGAAGCTCAGATACGTAAGCTTACAGAAGAGCGGCGCGTAAGAAAGGGTGCCGCATGAAACGTCCTGAGCAAGCATTACAGCAAGCTGTTTACAAATATATCCGCTATGCGGCTCCGTGCGTTCTTTGTTTTCATGTTCCTAATGGTGGCAAGAGAAGCAAAATAGAAGCTGCAATATTTAAATCTATGGGCGTTCTTCCAGGTGTAGCTGATCTATTGCTTTTCTGGGATAAAACATTCGCTGCCATAGAGCTTAAGCACGGCAACGGTAAGCAAACTGACCATCAAGTAGAGTTTCACAAAAGATGGGTTGATCTGGGGGGTAAATATTCCCTTTGCCGATCAGTTGATGATGTTCAAGACACTTTGAAAAGATGGGGTGTTTTATGAAAAGTAAAAAACGCCAGCATATCAATGTTAAAAACAAGCTTATAGAAGTAGTTTTTATGCCTGAAACCAAAATGGAATTGGTTGCATGCAAACCAGCATTATGGGCACACGGTGTGTGGCCAGAACCTACCGCGCGTTACAAGGCAAACAAACATCCAAATAACGGGGATAGGGTATGAAGAACCAATGGTTCAGAATGTACTCTGAGTTTTTATCAGATCCAAAAGTTCAAATGATGAACGAATCATATCAACGCAGATTGGTAATGTTATTTTGCATGAAATGTAACGGCGATGAAACGTTTCATGACGATGCAATAGCGTTTCAACTACGCATCGGATGTGTCGAATGGTCGGAGACTAAAGCAGAGTTTATCAAGCGTGGTTTTATAGATAATGACAATAATATATTGAATTGGGGGAAGAGACAATATCAATCAGATTCAAGCACTAACAGAGTAAGGAAGCATCGAGAAACGGTTATGAAACGCCAATGTAACGTTTCAGTAACGCCCCCAGATACAGAACAGATACAGAACAGAACAGATAAGAAAGTAAGTAAACAAATACCCCCTGCGGGGGTGTATTCGCCGGAGTTTGATTCCCTATGGAAAATTTATCCACGACGAGACGGAAGCAAACAAGAGGCATTCAAGAGTTACAAAGCAGCAATCAAACGGGGTGTAAGCCATGAGCGAATTGAATCAGGTGTTAGAGAATATGCGAATTACGTTGCAAGAGAAAGAAAAGATCAAGAGCACATTGCCCACGCCACCACTTGGATCAACCAATCCCGATGGGAATCCGATTATGCTTCGACAGGGAACCGACAAGCTGGGAAGCCAACTTGGAAATCGGAGTCTGAGCGTCTCAAGGCAAAGTATCGGGCTGAAGCCGAGCGACAAGGAGCAATTGACGGAAATGGTCAGCCAGCTTTGTGCGCTCCAGAAGCAATACGGGAAGACCCAGGAGGAATTGGAAACGCTGGTAGAGGGGTTTTACTGGGCGCTATCTGAATACGAAATGCCGGAAATAATCGTAGCCATGAGGGAATACGTTAAAACTCAAAGCGACATCCCAGCTCCGGCAGATATTATTAAAATAATCAAAGAAAATAGGTATCTTGAGAAATACAAAAACCCGCCTATTGAAAAACTTTTGAGGTACGAAGCGATAGGGTTACCTCTTTCCGAAGATCAAAAAATGAAAATTGCAAAGCACCGGAGAATCGTAGCATGACCTGGCAACTTTTACTTCCAGGACTTTCCGCATATATAAACCGCTTTGCACGCGGTGAAGGCAACTGGCCAAAATTCCTCTGGCTAGCGTTTATGGCACTCGCTGGCTACCTATGTAGCCGAGACCTTGGTTTTACGCTTATTTGGCTGGTTTTTGTGGCGGCGTATGCCATTCCACCAACGCATGGGATGTTTTCTGCGTTGAGTGGCAATCCTCCATCTAGAAAAGACCATCCCATCTTCCAGTGGATGCAAGATATAGCCATGGGGTTGGCTAGGGGCTCTTGGATAGAAGAGCAAGTTGATTGGCATAGGTTTGGAATTATTTACGGGGCTGTGCGTTCTTTTTTAATCCTACCGGCTATTATCAGCATGGCATTTTACCAACAATCTTTAGTGCCGCTCATCGGATTTATATTTCTCGGTCTAGGCTATCTTTACTACTGGTCGGGAAAGGTTTGCCGCAAAAATGGGATAAGTGGCGCAGCTGTAGCATTAACTGAAATCATTACTGGGTGGGCTTTAATGACTTGGATGCTGGAGTGTTTATGAAATATTACAGAAATGATGAAATATCACAGATAGTGCGCTTGCGAATGGCGAATACTCATCCACAAGATATTGCCAATATGACAGGACGCACAAAGACAGCTATTGATCGTATATTATCTCTTGAAAAGATGCGGCGCGGAATCGAATATCCAAAACTTCCTCACAAAGATACTAAGTGGAATCAGGCCAAAATAGAAGACATTGCTAATATGACTAAGCACAAGAAACAAAAGGACATTGCTAAGGAATTCAGCGTATCGGCCAGCATGATTTCACAATTGATGCATAAGCGTGCTATAATGATTAAAGAGGCCTATAATTAGGCTTTTGATAGATCAGATAGGAGCGCTCGATGAAGTGGATTGTTTTAATGCTTTTGCTTATGCCGTCTTATGCGATGGCAAATAACTGTGATGTGTTTAGACCATTGCCGCCGATTAATTGCGGATCTAAGGAACCAATCTGTATGTGCTTTGGCAATGATAACAAATGCACGTGGGTTTGGGTTTGTGAGAGATAGTTAAAATAACTTTAAGATAACTATGCCTAGAAAAGATATGCCACCCGGCCCCGGAAGGCCTAAAGGAAGCGTAAATAAAGCAACAACGCAGGCTCGTGAAGCAATAGCCTTATTTGTAGATAACAACGCTAATAAGCTACAAGAATGGCTCGATAAGGTTGCTATGAAAGATCCAGAAAAGGCATTCTCATTGTTTCAGTCGGTTATTGAATACCACATACCAAAACTTGCTCGTACTGAGCTCGATGGCAATATGAAGCTGCAATACGAACCATTGGTGATGAAACAAACTGATGGCTGAAATACTCCTACAGCCAAAGCAATTTGAAGTTTTAAATTCTCCAGCTACTGAAATTCTTTATGGCGGAGCTGCGTATGGCGGTAAGTCATATCTGCTACGCGCTCTTGCAATAGCCCTGTGCTACGATATTCCGGGGCTGCAAGTCTATCTATTCCGTCGTACCTATCCAGACCTCATAGCTAACCATATGCACGGCTCTATGAGCTTCCCTGAGATGCTAGCACCATTTATTGAGAAGAAGATGGTGCGTGTGGCCGAGACTAAGATTTCATGGTCAAACGGCTCTAATATCCATCTATGCCATTGCCAGCATGAGAAGGATGTTATTAAGTATCAAGGTGCTGAAATACACGTATTGCTTACGGATGAGCTAACGACATTCAGTGAATATATCTATCGATTCCTACGTAATCGCGTGCGCTTAGGCTCGTTACAAGTGCCTGAGCGATGGAAGGCTAAACTACCATTGATTGTATCCGGTTCAAACCCTGGTGGCATTGGACATGCGTGGGTGAAGCGCTCGTTTATCGAGATGGCATCCCCTGGTGCTATCCGAAAGATGGAGCCGAGCGAAGGCGGTATGTTAAGGCAATTCATACGCTCTAAATCTGAGGATAATCCAATAGGTATACGCAACGACCCTGGCTACATTGACAGGTTGACAGGCTTAGGATCAGACGCATTGGTTAAAGCCATGCGCGACGGTGACTGGGATATTGTGGCCGGTGCAGCGTTTGAGCACTTATCACGCGACAGGCACATGATTAGGCCATTCGAGATACCGCATTGGTGGACAAGGTTTACCAGTTTCGACTGGGGCAGCACAAAGCCATATGCAATTGGATGGTATGCAGTTGCTGATGATGTAGTGGTGTTAAAAGGCCGCGATGGTGCGCCTGATAAGGTAATAGGCAAAGGCTCAATTATACGCTACCGTGAGCTATACGGATGGAATGGCAGGCCTAATGAGGGATTACGTGAGGAATCGTGGGAAGTCGCGCGTAAAGTTAAGGGTATGGAGTTGTCAGGTGAAGCGATAAACTATCGCATTGCTGATTCTGCCATGTGGGCTGAGCACGATGGCCCAAGCATTGCTGAGCGATTCATGGATGCATTGGAACGGGAAAACGCATCATGCCCAAACATGGAGCAATCACGCAAAGACCGTAAGGCCAATTACCTTGAAATACGCAATAGACTATCTAATAGCGATGCGGAAAATGCAGGGTTTTATATCTTTGACACGTGCCATCATTTCTGGCGCACCATGCCTGAGTTACAATTAGACCAGCGAGATCCAGAAAAAGGATGGGATAGCGACCAGGAAGACCATATTGCCGATGAGGTTGGTTACGCATTAGTATCGCGCCCCATTATCATGGACAGAAAAACGTACAATATCCAGAAATACGATGAAGCGCGTGATAAAGCATTTGCTGCTGACCGTGGTGGCAAGGTGAATTCATCGCGCTATTAAATAAGCCAAATTTTATTTTCCCTGCGTAAATTAATCTGCGTTTTATCATCGGCATGCTTTTTGTAGGGCATGAGCAGATACGACGCACTTTTAGAATTAATCGACCAATACAAGCCTAAAAGCATTGTGGAAATAGGCGTATGGAATGGCGCTAATGCCATCCGCATGATTAAGCGTGCACACCGCTATAATACCGATGTCACGTACACAGGTTACGATCTGTTTGAAGATGCGACATTAGAAACAGATCAAAAAGAATTCAACGTCAAAGGGCATAATAATATCCGGGCAGTTGCCGCATACATCAAAGCTGAAACCGGAATAGCCGTTAATCTTATCAAGGGCGATACTAACCAGACGCTACAGCCAACCGAAGCGGATTTTGTGTTTCTTGATGGAGGGCATAGCGTTGAGACAATTGCCCATGATTACAAAATGGTGCAAAGCAGCAAAATTGTTGTGCTCGATGATTATTATACAAGTGATGGTGTGGGATGTCCGGATACCGGCAAGTATGGCTGCAATTCATTACTAGGTCATATTAACCGGCCATTTGATATTTTGCCTAATCGCGATCCGGTAAGGGGCGGAGGATATACGCAGTTGGTGGTGGTGAGATGAATGTTTTCGGGGATATGTTTAGTAAGTCCTATAGATCTTACGAAGATCCAAAGATGCGCAAATTACAAGAAGCATGGAATGAATATATTTCTGATAATTATGGTATGACGATACCTCCATTGATAGATATTTTTATAGATTTGATGGCCAAGGTTGAGAAATGATCGGCTGGTACACGGATAATGATCTGTCTAAGCGGGTGATGGAGTCGATACCGGGGATTGAGCTTAGACATATTCGCGACATCTATACAAATGATTCGTCTATCTCTAATGGCCCAAATGTATTTTATGGCATTTTAAGAGGCTGCGGCAATGCGATGTATATCAGTAATTGCTATGGTAAAAATTATTATTACATCGACAACGGATATTTCGATGCGCTCTACGTAGATAAAAACATGCATAAGAACATGGATGGCAAGTTCCGTGTGGTTAAGAACGGAATGCATGAGGTTTATCCTGGCAAAGAAGAGCACACAGTGACCGGATGTAAGCGTATTCTTGTTATTCCACCATCTTCGTATAGCGCTAATTTCTACGATACAACCCCTGAAGATTGGACAGCGAGCATTGTTAACGATCTCCAATCTAGGGGCTGTGAAATAAAAATACGTCATAAATCTTCCGTATCCCCGTTAAAGGAAAGTATAGATTGGTGCGATGCAACAATTGTATTTAATTCTATGTCGGTAATGACGGCTATTGAGGCTGAAAAACCAGTGATGGACACACATGGCATATTAAAAAATTACGGCAAATATCCGTTTGATCTGATGCCAGTCTATGACTTGCAGAAGTTGCGCGATTTCTACGAGCCGAAACAATTCACACTGGAAGAATTTAAACAAGGGAAATGTCAATGGGACATGCAATAGTTGAAGAAGGCGATAGAAAACCATTCAGAGCCTACATGCTGGGGATTGAGTGGGTTTATGAGATTGAAGGTGATGGAGGAGCGGTTGTGTTCCCATCGGTAGATTGCCTATATCGCTATCATTCCATGAGTTATTTCAAAGAAGGCAGAGATTATCCTCAAGATGGAATAGTGGAAGTGGAAATCAAATTCGTTCGTCATATACCGGCAGAGAAATGCTGGGAGGAGAAAGAAAAAAATGGGTGAACTAGTAGTGTATCTAGGATGGGATCAGCGTGAGAAAACGGCTTATGACGTATGTAAGAAATCCATAGAACACAACACGCATAACAACGTTAAAATTATTCCGCTTTGCCATAAACAGCTTCGCCGCCAAGGTTGGTTTACACGCCCATGGCTAACCAATGCCTATGACGGAAATATGACTGATGCAGTTGATGGAAAACCGTTTAGCACAGAATTTTCTCATACGCGCTTTCTTGTTCCCGCACTGCACAATTATAAGGGGTGGGCACTGTTTATGGACTGCGACATGGTATGGGATGCCAACATTAAAGACTTGTTCGCGCTCTGCGATGATAAATACGCCGTAATGTGCGTGAAGCATAATCACAAGCCGGATGATGATATTAAAATGGATGGAGTGCCACAGACTAATTACTACCGTAAAAACTGGTCTAGCTTTATGTTATGGAATTGTGGGCATTCTGCTAACAGAAAACTTACCCCTGATTTAGTGAGTACAAAGTCTGGTAGTTGGCTGCATCGGTTTGCGTGGCTTGAAGATGTGCAGATAGGCGCATTACCGCCGGATTATAACTGGATTGAAGGTATATCTCCTGCCGTGACCAAGCCTCGCGTTATTCACTACACAGACGGAGGCCCGTGGTTTGAGGGCTATAAGGACGTTAAGCACGCTGACATATGGTGGCGCTATTACCAGCGGTGGCTGGATTCTGGTGAATACGAGCCGATTAAAGAAACGGTGACCGTAGATTATGGGGTAAATGCATGAAAACCGCCATCATCACAGGCATATGCGGACAGGATGGGCCATATCTAGCAAAATTGCTATTGGAAAAGGGCTATAACGTACATGGTTGGGCTAAGCGTAATTCATCTACACGTAATTTGGAATACCTTGGCATTAAAGATAAAGTTTCGCTTAACTTCGTGGACATCACCGATCCGTTTCATGTGAGCGATGAGATGTATAAGGTGAGGCCGGATGAGATTTACAATCTGGCCGCTCAATCGCATGTTGGAATATCGTTTAAAAACCCGATGCTTACATGCCAGATAAACTATGGAGGATACCTTAATATCCTTCTTTCTGCAAGGAAATTTTTCCCTGCATGTAAGATTTATCAGGCCGGAACAAGCGAAATGTTTGGTTATGCCGCTGATACAATTTGCAACGAGCAGACACCATTTGCGCCAATGTCTCCTTACGCGATCAGTAAGGTAGCGAGTTTCTGGGCTGGCGTAAATGCGAGGTATGAAGCTGAGCAATTTGTATGCAATGGCGTACTGTTTAATCACGAGAGTCCATTGCGCGGTCCGGACTTCGTAACGCAAAAAGTAGCTAAATTTGTCAAAGATTATGCCAATGGTAGCAGAGGTATTCTACGCATGGGTAGTATTGATAGCCAGCGTGATTGGGGGCATGCTAAAGATTACGTGGAAGCTATGTATCTCATGATGCAGAAATCTATGCCTGACGATTTTGTTATTGCCACTGGGCAGTCGATAAGCGTCCGCAAAATGATCCAAATAGCATTCAAAATTATCGGTAAGGAAATAGAGTTTACCGGATCAGGCATTACCGAGCGCGGTATTGTCGATGGCAATGTGGTGATGGTGATAGGTGAAGAATTCCGTAGGCCGAATGATCTTAAATTCCTAAAGGGTAATGCCAACAAAGCAAAGCACCTACTTAACTGGCACCCTACGGTTACAGCAGAGCAATTAATTGAAGAGATGATTAAAGCATGAACGAGTTAAAGAGATGCCCATTTTGCGGGGGAAAAGCGGAAATTTTAGAATGGAAAAATCAAATACCTCAGGAAGTCTGGTTTGTAGGTTGCAATAATGAGGGTTGTTATCTTTCCAGGCCGAGAGGAATTCATGGAAATAAACAAAACGCTATAGATTTATGGAATAAAAGAGCATGAAAGCAGTTGTTACCACATTCCCATTAGATTATTACAATGTTTGCGCACGTGAAATGCTGGCCACATTTGATGCCAATTGGCCTAAAGATGTTGATCTGTTTATTGCTTTGGATAAGATCAGCAAGGAAGACCATGATGCTATTCAGGCTGATTTAAACACTGTCTTGGCTTCTGGCAGACAGTTTTTTATTGCCAATGAATGGAGTCCTGAAAAAGAAAATTTCTTTAAGCGGAATAAGGATTCTCTAGATCTTCCTTACCGCTTCCATGTTTGTAAATTTTCGCACAAAGTTTTTGCAATTTATGGAGTTGCTGAGCATTGCAAGCAAGCCGGACACGATACACTGATATGGCTCGATGCAGATGTGATTACGCATAAGCCTATAAGCCATGAAGAATTGGTTGAAATGCTTCCTATTGAATCGCCGGTATCGTTTTTGGGAAGAAAAGACGCTCCGCATAGTGAATGCTCTTTTATGGCTTTCGACCTTAAAAAGGGTGGTTACGAGCTAATTGATAAAATGCATAATTATTATGTTACGGACAAAGTTTTAGAATTACCTGGTTGGACGGATTGTGATGTTTTCGATCACACGAGAAATGGATTGGGCAGAAATCTTTCTCAAAATATATCTGGATGGCATGTATTCCCTGAATCGCCTTGTGGCAAATACATGGAACATCGCAAAGGGGCGCGTAAGCATAATGGTGGTGTTAAGCCTAATCCCGTTTTAAATGCGCCTGTTAATGCCGATACTATGCAGATTAAAACCCGCAATTGCCTGCCGCACGATCAAATAGTGGTGAATGTTAAAGAGAATCTAAAACTAATCAAGCACTGGGTGGAATACGTAAAACCACATGATGAGCCAGTAGTGATTTGCAGTGCGGGACCTAGCCTGTCTTATGCTGATATTAAGCCTTGGGCTGATAAGAACGTAAAGATTGTGACAGTTAAGCACGCGATTGATCGACTTAAATCATGGGGGATTAAACCATGGGCTTGTGTACTTTTAGATCCACGTCCTCATGTTGAAGGTTTCATCAAAAAACCGGACAAGGATGTCATCTATTTTGTGGCGAGTATGGTCGATCCGTCGGTGGTTAAAACTTTGCTGGATAACGATTGCCGTGTGGTGGGTTACCACGCATTCGTAGGGGCTGGCGAGGATAAGGTTCTGGAGAAAGGGGCAATGCTTGTATCCGGCGGTAGTGCCACGGCGACTAGATGTATCGGGTTATTGCATGAATGCCTTGGGTTCAAGGAATTCCATTGTTACGGCTACGATCTTTGCTATTTCACCAAGCCCGATATGAATGCAAAGCACGATGATGGAACGCTTAAGCATATGGAAGTTACATTATCGGCTAATACATGGGGAAATAAACAGCAACAACGTACCTTTTGGACTGAAGGTCAATTCCTGGCACAGGCGCGTGAATTGCACGATTTGTACAAAGCCGACCATGGGTTTAAAATGTCTCTATATGGATTCGGCATTGCCGCATGGCAACGCAATTGTCATGAGCAGTATAAGGCCTGGGTTGATAAGCATAACGAAACAATAGATACGCGCAAACTCAACAGTAGGACTCTCAATGAATGGGAATATGGAATTACCGGTAGAAACTCCGTCACAAGAAATGCCCCTAAGTGCTATGGAGGATACCTCTTTAGCAGCGAGGCCGGAGATACCGGCAGTAACACCCCAGGCACCTAAGCCTCCGGAAGAAGTCAATCTTGCCGAAGAGCTGGATGATAACGAGCTAAATGAGATAGCTCAAAAATGCTGCAAAGAGTTTGATGACGATCTGGATTCCCGCACCGAGTGGGAAACCATGAATACATCCTATCTGGATATATATTTCCAGCGTGATAAAGCTAAAAATCAACCTTGGGATGATTCAAGTGAAGAGTCTATACCCATTTTAGCTGAAGCTATAAACCAATTTCAGAGTCGTTCTTATAAGGCATTCTTCCCTAATCGCTATTTTATCGACTGCATTCCAGTGGGTAAATCTAATACCAATGCCCGTGAACGTGCAGAGCGTATTGCTCGCCATATGTCATTCCAGCTTGGTGTATTAGACCGCACTTATAAGCCCAATAAGAACCAAATGTTTATGGCTGCTGCATTGCATGGCAGTGATTTCACCAAAACCTACTGGTCGCCGGTTAGGCGCGAAGTGGTTATTGAGCGAGTTAGAGCGCAGGATTTAGTGGTTCCCTACGGAGTCGGCCCACGTCGCCTTGAGGAAATCGAGCGCAAAACCCATATCAAATGGGTTAGTGAGAATGAGACTAAAATCCTGCAAAAGGCAGGATGGTACATCGATAAAGGCACGCCTTATACAGGTATTTATGAAAATGACCAGATGCAAAAAGCCGCCGATGATGCGGAAGGATTACAGAAAAACACCTCTTACCAGAAAGGCGATGTTCAATGCTGCATTTTGGAACAGCATACGCTTTTAGACCTTGATGAAGATGGTATTGCTGAGCCATATATTGTCTGGTTAGACCGGCAGAGCAAAAAAGTGCTTCGCATTCAAATCCGCTATGAAGTAGATGAAACTGGGTTGCCGCTTAACAACAAAGAGCCGATTGAATATTTCACGCATTACCAGTTCCTGCCCAATCCTAACGGGTTTTATGGGCTTGGTTTTGGCTTCTTACTTGCTAAGATAAACCTAGCGGTAAACAAACTTGCACGGATGTTTATCGATGCCAACGAGCTATCGGTAGTTGGTAATTTAACTTATCTTATATCGGAGCAATTAGGACTTCCCGGCGATGCTTTTGAGTTATCGCTTGGACGTGGCATTAAAATTCCGCGTTCGGTGCAGGATATACGCCAGCATTTCACAAAATTACAATTTGACCCCCCTAGCCAGCAAACATTAGAAATGATAGCGCATTTGCGTGAAGCCGCTGGCCGGTTAAGCTCATCCACTGACATCCTTTCTGGCCAGCCCGATAAGGTTTATCAGCCGGAAGCCATGCTTGCGATGATCGAACAAGGATTGCAGCTATTTAGCTCGGTACAAGAATTCCTTGGCGTATCGATGGAAGAGGAATTGCAAAAGGTTTTCCGCCTCAATGCCAAGTATCTGCAAGAAGATGCCAACTTTATGTTTGGCGACGATCAGATTGATGTAACCCGCGAGGATTATCAGGACGATTTCAGGGTTGTCCCTGTATTTGATCCTAAATACGCCACGCGCACACAAAAACTGGCTAAGGCCAAAGCTGAGTACGAATTCGCCATCAATAACCCCCTCATGGTGAACGATGCTGAATCGCTCTATCTCGTATCTAGAAACGTGTTAGAAGCCTTAGATGCTGAGAATATTGACGCTAAGCTGAAAAAGCCAAATATTCCGCAACCGGCGCGTATTGATGACCAAAACCTTGAAAACACTTATTTCCTTATGCCGCCTGACCATAGGCCGTTGTTTGATGTGTTCCCTGACCAGGATCATATTCATCACATGGAAATCATCGATAAGTTTATCTCTTTCCTTGATGCCGCATCGCCGCTTATGGTCCCAAATATTCCTGGTGGTGATCCAAGCATTTCCAAGCTTGTTGGTACGATGAGCGAAGAACAGAAAAAAGAGCTTATTGCTAACCTACTGCGCCATCGCTCATTGCATTTAGCGTATATGAATGGCCAGTTAAATGGAGTTATGGATGCCCAAGGAAACCCAATCGCAAATGGTAACGCTGGAGGAGGATTTGCTGGCGGAATGGCAGGAACGCCAAGTGACCAAGCTGGTCTGGCGGAAATTGTGTCAGGACTTCAAGCCGCACTTAGCCCTCCTAACGTGTCACAAAGATGACCTTGGTAAACATCAAGGGCAAGCCGAGATTATGGAAGTGCTAAGAACGTATTTTGAGCCAAAATGATCTGGCATACTGATGTCAGCATAGGCGACTTTCATTATCTTCGCTCTAAGTTTGCTGAAAGGCAGGGATCAGATGGAATTTTTCTGTCTAGTTTTAATAAGGCAACAGAGGCATTTTATTATTCCAAGCAATTCCGTGTGAATGGCGATTATTATCTTGCTTGGGCATTTCTTGCTCCAGATGAGGAGAGAGATTATTTATCTGGAAATATGAAGTGGCTAAATAACATTTCACATGGACATCCATGGATCATAGAGGCTTATATGCCTAAAAAATCTTTATCAGCCATGCATGCATTGAAGCATTTAATACCTGTAAATAGCCTAAAATTTAAATTGGCAAATGGAAGCATGAGGGAATTAAAACTACCTGATTTGACAGGATGAAAAGCCGCGCCTTACAATGATATTAAGAGAAGGAGGCTATTGTGCCGCAAGCAGTTCAAGCAGTTTCTGGACTAACCAGTGGGGTGGGTAGTTTTTTGGGTCCGGTTGGTGCTATTACCAGCGTAATTAATGGAGCCAATAGCTTTCTTAATAAACCAAAAAAGCCAGCAATCCCTGGACCGGCTCAAGCAGCTCCATTTTCTCCTAAGAAACCAGGGGCTATGGCTCTTCCTAGCTCTCTTTCTGAATATGCAGATTTTACGCCAGAACAGCAAAGAAGCGCTTTTGCAACTAAAGGAATTAATCAAGGTTTGGGGAAAGACGAAGATTCTTATTACAAGAACCTCATACAACAAAGTTTGATAGGCGATAACAATCAAATTACAGGTGACATGAATTCTCTATTGCCTGTAGAGAGCCAATATTTTTCACAGCAAGGAATTAATACTTCGGACATTATGAAATTCTTAGAACAAATCTCAGGAGGACAATGATTACGTTTGAGCCGATTTTTGACAGAGTTTTGATTAAGAGATGTGATTCAGCGTTAGAAAAAAAAACAGGAAAAGCAGGATTAGTTTTACCAGACAGCGTTAAAGATAAATACAAAGCTTCCATGGGCACGCTTGTTAAATGTGGTGTTGATTGCCACAAAGATGTGCAAAATCTCTTAGGAAAAACTGTTCTTTTTGCCCGTTATTCCGGCGACGAAATCAAGCTGAATGACGAAGAATTCTTATTAGCAACAGATCGAGATATTTTTGGAGGTATAGATGAATCAACCGCAAGTACAGACTAGCGAACCAGAAGCTGAGGCAGCAGAGTCTGAAGTAGAACAGGTAGAGCAGGATAATACGCCACCTGCCGCTGAAACCCAGGAGACAGTAGAAGATCCTTCACAAGAGGAGGGTTTTGACCCGCGTAAACACGTGGAGTTTTCTACCCCTGACCAGCAAAAGAAATTTAATGATGTTTATAAGCAAATGCGGATGTCGGATAACCGCAATAAAATGCTTACAAGTATGTTAGAAAAAGCTGTTGGTGAAATTGATGAATTAAAAGCCAGATTTTCTCAAACCGACCACGCCGAAGCCGAGCGTATTTTAAATACTCGGTTAAAAGAAGCCCGTGATGCTGGTGATGAAACCAAAGCTGACCAGATTATGCAGGAAATCATTGATTTCCGCGTGAAGGGCGAGGTTCAAAAGCTTCAACCAAAAGATCAGCCTAAATTAGAGGATGTTGAAAATAGCCCAGATGTAATGGCAGTTGTTAGCTATGCACAAGAAACCGACAATAGCGGCAATCTGCTTCGTCCTTGGATTTCTGATAAACATCCGCAACATGCAAATGCTATGAAAATGGCAAGTATTGTAGCGATGCAAGTAAATGCCGATCTTGGCTATGTAGATATACCAGAGGTAATGAAACGTATGGATGAAGCAATGAAGCCGAAAGCAAAAACACCGCAACCGCAGCAAGGAAGCACTCGTGCTCCAGACCCTATGCGGGGCAATTTGACAAACACACCACCTAAGGGCAAAATGAAATTAAGCCCTCAGGAATTAGCCATTGCACAAAAGCTTGGAGTTAAACCGGAGGCCTACTTGAAATGGAAACAGTAGTTAAGCGCGGACGGCCCGCTAAAGCCGAAGTTGAGAAGATGGAAGATAAGACAGCCGAACCTAAAAAGGGGACAAGGCCTGGGTGGAAACCTTCATCGGTTCTCCCGCAATTAAAAGCAAGGTCGGGTTTTACTGCTAGGTGGGTTCATAATGATTCAGGGAACGTCACTCGCAAGTTAAGCGAAGGATGGGTGCTAATGAAACCGGAGGACAATAAAGGCGCTCCGATCAAGGCATACGAGACTCCTGACGCAAACCCGCTCGCAAGCGAAATCCGTTACCGTGATATGATTGCGATGATGCTACCCGATGATTTAATGGAAGCCCGTAAGGAATGGCTGCGCCAAGAGAATAAATCTGCTCAATCGCAAATTTTGCGTGAGACGGATATACAGCTCAAAAGCGCAGGCGTTGCTACCTATGCCCCTAAAGGACAAGCTGGGCGCATTGTAATTGAATAGCGATTGACTCGATAAGACTCCTTGATTGACCAGACAGTAAATTAACTGCGCTTTGGCGCGTTTGGATTAATCATTTATAGGAGCCGACACAATGTCGCTATATACACAACGTGGCTTCGTAGCCTGCCGCAAGTTAGGCGGCGGTGAAGCCATTCAGAAGACCTTTGCGGTTTCGGCATCGACCAACGAAGCATATTTCATTGGTGACGCTGTTATCCTTGGCACTTCCGGTAAAGTAAGAAAACTCAAAAACGCATCTACGGATGCTCCTCTTGGCGTTATTACTTCGCTGATGGGCAGCTCTAACGGTAAACCGATACCGCTCCGCTTCTCTTTGCCTACCAATGGCCCGTTCCTGACTTCAGGCACATCGGGTTTTGCGGTGGTAAACGTAGATCAAAACCAAACCTATATCGTACAAATCGATGCTAACGTTACCGAGGCTTCGTTTGGCGCAGCTGCTAAAGTATCAGCTGGCGCTCCGAACACTGCTAACGGCCTTAGCGGTCAGGTTCTTTCGCCAACCCTTTCCACCTCTGCGGATTCACAATTCCAAATCATCGGCTTTGCGCCGATTGAAGAATTGGCTACTCGCACGTCGGCTGCTTCTCCCACTCTGGTCGAAGTAAAGATGCTGCGTAGTACTTTCGCAGGCAACCCCATCTAATTTAAGGAGCTAATCACATGCAAGGTTTCGTTCACACAACTGGCTTCGCTCCTGAGTTACTATATCCGGGGCTGGCTGCAATCTGGGGTCAGAATTACGAAAACTATCCCAAAATGTATCCGAAATTCATGGAAATGAAGACTTCGGATAAACGCTTTGAAAAAGAACAAGGTATGTCCGGATTCTCTTTGGCTACCGTTAAAGACGAAGGCGACTCGGTTGACTTCGCTCGCTTAACGCAAGGCTACCAAAAAGAGTACAACCATACGACCTATGGCTTGGGCGCTATCATTACTCGCGAGATGATTGAGGATGACCAATACAATGTCATCAGCAAAATCCCGCAATTGCTCGCAGAGGCCATGACCCGTACTGAGGAAACTCAAGCAACGGCTGTGCTGAATAGCGGTTTTGATACCGCTATTACGGGCGCAGATGGTAAACCTTTGTTTGCTACCGACCATCCGAACTCTGGTAGCGGCGGCGGTACGCAGCGCAATACGCCTACCACTGCTGTTGACCTTACCCAGACTTCGCTTGAGTCGGCAATCATCGACATCATGGACTTCCGTGATGAAAATAACCAGCGCATGAATTTCTATGCAAAGTCGCTGATTGTAAGCCGTTCCGACTACTTCAATGCAACCAAAATCCTGCAAACGAAGTATAAGGTTGGCGCTGCCGATAACGATGTCAACGTAATCTCGAACCTCAATCTTGATCTGGTAGTGACCAACTACCTCACCGACCAAGATGCGTGGTTCCTTAAGACCAATGCTATGAACGGCCTTACGTTCTATACGCGCCGTCCAGCAAGCATTGATCGTGATAACGACATCAGCACCCAAAACTTAGCCATTGTTACCTCCATGCGGTTTGATACCGGCTGGACGGATTGGCGTGGCGCTTGGGGTTCGCCCGGAGCTTAAGTTTTGACGTAATAGGGGGAGGTTAAAATCTCCCCCTTATCAAAAGGATTACACATGACTACTTTTCAAACTCCTCTAAAAACACAAGGCGCTGGTGGCGATACGGGTAATTCACAAACCGAAACTAGCGGATTTGTTGATGCTCATAAGACTGTCTCGCTTGGCGCAACTGGCGGTGCTGTAAAACGCGCTATTGTTACACTCCCGCCTTTCTCCACTCTTCGTGGATTAACCGCCATTCCTACCTCGGCTTTTGCCGCAGACGTATCGGCGGTAAACGTAAACTGGGGCAACTCAGCGGATGCAACTCACTATGGCGTTATCGCTGTATCGGCTGTTGGTGCATTGCGTTCTGCGGCAGTATCTGCCGGTACTGAATTCGATGCTGGCGGCACTATTGTTATCACCGTGTCGGCTGTTTCTACGACCACATTTACAGCAGGCGGCGTAAGAGCGTTTATTACTTATACGACAGTGGGGTAAACCATGACTCGTAGATTTACATCTACCGTGGTTGCCTCTGCTGGCGGCAATACGTTTGGAAGGCCGTATGTTGTCGATACGTGGTCAAACCCATGCAATATCGGCATTGGTGTAAATATCGATTTTGGCCTTGGCGGCGGATCGGCAATTTATTCCGTTCAACATACATTCGATGATCCTTTCACGGTGAATTTAAGTCTTCCTGGAAATGGTACATGGCTTGATAACGATACGCTCGTTTCTGCAAACGTATCGAATGATACCAACTATGCATTCCCACCTACCGCTGTTCGTTTGAAAGTATATCCAGCTGCTTCGGCGCAATGCACCATGACCGTAATTCAAGCTGGACCGGAGAATTAATATTATGAGCCTATCAAGACTGCCAAAATCCAATAAAGGCGACATCAGTATTTATCAATTATTGCTTGAGGGCGTAATTTGCCTAGATAAATTACTTTCTAATCCGAAGGCATTAGAAGAAGCGGCAAAAAAAGCGTATGCGCTTTCCGAAGAGGAAGAGGCTAAATCGGCAGCAGCCAAGGCAGATATTGCTAAAAACGAAGCATTATTATCTGCCCAGCGAAAAGAGCAAAATGAATTAGAAGAAACGCTAAATGAGCTAAATAAACAAAAGCTCACCATTCAAAGCTCTCTTGATGCAATTAAAAGGGAGCAGGCACGCCTTGCTGATATAGATTCTAAACTTGGAAAACGCGCGTTGGATCTTAGCGTTCATGAAAATGATCTTAAGAAACGTGAAGGTGAGCTGGAAATTGGCAAAAAGCGACTCGCTGATTCAGAGGTTTCCCTTAATGAGCGTATTAAAGAGCACGCAAATGCTGAAAGAGCCCTTAAGGAAAAAGCGGATAAACTTCGGAGCATTGTAGGTGCATAAGTGGCTAGACGCAGGGGCTGGAAACGTGGTGATTGGCTCGTAAAAGACGAGGAAAGCGGGTTTACTACCTATGGTACACGCGTTGAATACGATTATTACGGTGTTTTAAAACTAAGAGAACAAGCCGACCCTGCCCATCCTCAAGATTTCATCAGGGCAAAAGAAGATCCTTATCCCGTTTATCCAGTTAGTCAGCCTTTCCGCGCGTTCAATCTTACAGAATCCGTAGTTGGTTTTGACGTTGGCACAACCACTGTTGATACCCCTGATGGTCCTGCGCTGCATATTTTCCGCCCAGGAATAGGCGATGCAATTCTTGAATACGATTTCTTTGTTTATTGAGGATTTATGACAGCCAGAACACCGACATATCTTAAAGCAAGATTTGAACAAGGCGATATACCTCAAGGCACCGATTATGAAGATCTTATTGATAGCTTCGTAAACGTAGCTGTTTCTGCCGAACAAAGTATTGATAGCAACTTAAGAACCACCAAACAGCTAATCGCTGACAGCGTTAGCGCAAATTCTATACGCACAAGCGCACTTACCGTTAATAACCTTAGTTTCTCCGGAACATTCAGCGCTGCTAGTATTAGAACCGCCATTGTCTCGGCAGATTTCGTTTATGCAGATAACGTGATCGCTTCCGGAATGCGGACCACACTGGTAAGCGCTAATAGCATTTATGCTAATACCGCAGCTCTCCAAACTGTATCGGCAGATTCTATCAATGTCTCAGGTAAGGTTATATTTGGCTCTTTTGATATAAGCGCCTTGGCTACTACACAAGCGGGTGCCATCACGCTTAATGGAACGACTAATTTTGTTATATTCGCCGATGGCAATAATCTGGCGGTGAAACTTCCCACTTCGGAGCGAGGAAGAGAGCAAAAAATTATTAATGCGGCATCAACTACCCTAAAAATATTCCCGGCTACTTCTGGGCGTTTTTTAGTAACTGCCGTCAATGCCTCTCTCAATCTTCCTGCCGATAAAACGGCGCTTGTATTCCACAAAGGCGATGATCGCTACGGCATAGTGATTGGAGGCTTCTAATGTCTCTTTCAGATCAAAGAATGACAGCACTTGAGATTATCAATGAGGTGCGTCGTAAATCTAAATTAAACCCGGTAACGACATTAGACGAAGACTCTGATGCTTTGACAAAATTGGCTTATCTTAATGACGTAGTATCGGAAATATCAGATTATGATAATTGGCAGGAATTATTAAGAGATGTAACCGTTACGGCGCAATCGTCGGTTGCCGATTATTCTATTCCTGTTTCAGCCGTTACTGTTGTCCAAAATATTCATGAAGTGGTATTTGATGGCAGGCCGGGTGAAATGCGTATGGTTACACTCGATACCATTCGCAGGCTGCAAAGAACACGCTCCTTTGGCATTCCTACACAATGGGCAGTAAAAGGCGTTGACAGCAACGGAAACCCGCTATTTAGCGTCTCGCCAATACCAGTTTCCGGTCAGGACGGGCTCACGTTTGACGTATTGGTTTATGAAAAACCGGTGTTTATTACGACTGCCCAAACTAGTGCTGTACCTCCATTCCCTGGAAAGCTCGTTGTCCAAGGGCTATTTTGCAAGACTATCCTTGATGAATCGGATGGCGAGCCTACCTCTCGCTACCAGCAAGAAAAGCTGGTTTACGATGACATGCTTTATGAATCGTATAACCGTTATAATGGCGATAGTGGATCTACTGTATTTTTTCGGCCTGGTCGGGGTCGTAGATGACCATAATCCAGACGAAATATTACCCTGGAAAATATGGATTGGCGACGGAGTTTTCCCTATCGCAAATGCCAATTGAATATTCTCGCACATTCGTAAACCGTTTTATTAATATTCGGGGAGATGCAGAGAAGAGACAGGGGATAAGCCAATTAGGTTCTTCAATTACCGGATTACCTACAATCACGGGGCTGCATGAATTTGTAGATAGTCAAGGAAATACCACTTTATTCGCTAGCGGCAGTGGCATGATTTATAAATATGATGAAACTACGCAAACATGGTCTTTGGCACTTTCAGGAAAAGATTCTAGTAGCAGGCTTATTTCGGTGGAAATGTCTGGGAAACTTATATTTGTTAATGGCGTAGATAGAAATTTTTATACCGATGACGGAGTAACTTTCAAAGAATTAAAAGCAATAGTGGAAGCTGGTGTAGCTTCTAGTACGCAAACATCTTCGACATCGCTTACAGATTCCCAAGTTACATCATGGCTAGCAACGCTGGTTACTAATAACGATGTCTGTTATAACAATACACGCAATGCTTATGGTATAGTTACTAGCGTAGGAGCAACAAATTTATCTATGTCGCCTATTGGTTCGGCGGCTACCGGTATTGGATTTGCCACAGGCAACCAGCAATCCGGCGATCAATATGAAATATTAGATACTGTTGCGCTAAATATTATACCGATGCCTTCTGGATCGGATAATTTTGCTACTTTAACGGCTGGAAGCTCTTCGACGATTATAGCTGTTTCCGGGGTAGATTTTACCAATTCAGAAGCTAGGGTTGGTGATTTCGTTTATAATACTACTCGAAATGCCCTAACTGCAATAACGGCTGTTTCGGCCAATTTAAATGTTACATCTGTAACCGGCCAGACCGCTAACGATTCTGTTACTTTCCATAAATCGGCTATGCCAATTGCCACTTGGCCCCATGTACATAATGGAAGCTTGTACTTAATTGACGCTAGGCAGAGAGGTGTTGTTCGCATTTCTGGCCCTGCTGATCCGCAAGATTTTACTACTAATCAAAATACACTAGAAGCTACTACGTTATTTTATAACGCTAGACAGCCACAAGCCGAGATATTGTTATCTTTAAAGACCTTCCAGCAATACTTAGTCGCTGGAGGACAGCGTAACGTATATGCCGATGTAGGAACATTAACAACCAGAACATCTGGCGCTGCAATTAATTCAGGATTGGATTTTTCGCCCGTAGGTTTATTTCCTCAAGGATGCGCTAGTCGGTATGGATTAGAATCTATTGGCGGCGCTTGCATTTTTGCGGCTAATGATGGCCTTAGAAATTTCAATGCAAACTTCAATGCTAATACTTTCCAAACCACTAATATTTCAGAGGCGATTAAAACAGAGCTTTCAAACGCGATTGCTTCCAAAGCTACAGATCCGGATGAAATACAGTGTATCCACTATCCGCGCCGAAACTGGCTATTATTCAAGGTTGGCGATGTTATTTACAATTATAACTATACGCCGTCTTATAATGCGGGGCAGATCGTTCAATCGCCTTATGGATCTTTTAGTAAATTTACCGGCAAATTTGCTCAGCAGAAAATCTATTATATTCGTAGAAACGGCGATCTTTTATGTGCAGGCGCAGGCGGTAAGGTCTATGAATTTGATAAGAACGATTATGACGATGATGGAGACACTATTTCCACATCCATGGAAACCGGCTATTTGCAGTTAAACGAAGCGCAGGAAGGCACACAAGTCAAGTCTGGAACCTATATTAGGCCCGTATTTGAAACTTCTACCCCTATCAATTATACTATATCTGCGACGGGTGGTTATGACAACATATCCATGGATAGCATATCTGCCATGACGCAAGGAGTTGGAGAGATAGGAATTTCTCGTATTGGAAGCTCGCCTATTGGCGGGCAAAGAATATATGAGCAAAAACTTCCCCTTCGATGGAAGGGTAATTACTTCAGAATACGGATAGACACAGATACTACCGATGGACCAGACATTATAACCGGTTACTACATTTACGGCAATATTTTGGGGAAAGTATAATGGCTCTGGATTTTCTGGGTGGAATTACCTCCGCTGCTTCTGGGATAGGCGGGTTATTAAACGCTTTTGGTATTGGAAAACCAAAAATAAACTATGGTCCCACGCCATCAGAGGCTGAGGCTATTTCGCTTTATAAATCGCTTCTCGATCCCAATAATTCGCTAGTTAAACAGAAAACCGACATCAACTTGCAAAAGGGAATGTTGGACTTCCTAATGCAGCTTAGACAGATGCAGATGTTGGATGCTCGAAGAGGTTCCAGAGGTATGCGCGGAACATTTTTCCAGCCTGAGCGTGCGGATGAAACAATCAATTATCTTACCACTCGCGGATTGCCTACTATAGCGCTGCAAGCCAGAGAAAAGGCTGAGGGTGATATTCGTAATACCGCGAATAGCTTGATGGGTGTTATTCCTATTGAACAGTCCAGAATTAATGCTCGTAATAAGAACCGTGGCGTGGATTACCAAAACTTCCAATTGCAAGGTGGTTATGGCGGAATGGCGCAGCAATTTGGTGGTGGCATACAAGATTTACTCAGGGCTTTTGGAGTTTAAATGCTAGAGCAAAATACAAATTATGATGAAATGGGACAGGGGATCGACCGTATAACGGAGATCTTAAACCGTCAATCGCAGCCTATACCCGCCTCGCCCTATGCTTCGCAAGCATTACCGCTTCCTGCCAACGTATTAAATGCCATAGCTTCATCTTCCTATGATTATGGGAGTGGCGGCAGTGACTTTGTTGGCAACGCACAGAAGTATGTGACAAACGAACAAGATCGTGAATTGAATAATGCTAAGTCCATCCTGCAAGCATATGAAATGAAGTTGAGGATGGGCGATGCGAAAGCAAAAGCTCTAGATGATAAAATAAATCTATTCACTGGCGACGATCCGCAAGGGAAAGCTATGTTTTTGCAAGCATTACATGATGACCCAGAACCGATTGACCCAACCAATTCCTATCAGGTTATGACTAAGCTTGCTGCGATTAAAAAACAAACTGGGTATGAATCACCAGAATTGAAATTAAAACGCGCAATGGATAATGCTGATTTAAATCTTAAAAATGCTCAAATTAGTAAAATAGGATTGGACAACGATAAATCACGTGCCGAACTTAAAGCTATAGAAAGCGGCAAGCTTCCTCCAACTGAGCAATTTAAGAATGAAAATATCCTGCGTGATGAATTTAACAATATATCAAAGGATTTTAGAACAGTACAAGATGCATATTCTAAAATCAAAAGCACCTCTGATAGTGGCGCTGGCGATATGTCCATGCTTTATGCCTATGTAAAGCTACTCGATCCTACCTCAGTTGTACGTGAATCGGAATTTGCTACGGCAGCGGCGACAGGATCTTACGGTGAACAAATACAAGGCCAAGTTAAAAGTATTCTTGCCGGCGGCAGATTAGCCCCATCTGTTAGGGCTAACTTCTTAAATGAGGCCGATAGAATATATCAAGGGCAAAAACTTGGGTATGACAGAATCAAATCTGTTTATACTGATATAGCAGGTCGTAATGGTCTTAATTCACAAAATATTATTACTAATTATGCTGAGCCAGAAAAAGCAGGGGTAACGCCTCCTACCGGTTCTCACCCACTTGATAAATATAATAGGCCATAAATGCCATTTGATATTGATGCAGCAAGGCGGGATGGTGTAACGGATTCGCAAATTGCGGATTACCTAGCGTCTCGTTCTAATTTTGACATTACTCAGGCCAGAAAGGATGGCGTTGCAGATACAGAAATTGCCAATTATCTTTCTTCTCGGCAGTCAGTGACACCCAAAGAAGCTCCTAAAGATACGACATTTGGCGAAGATGTTTACAATAATTTTATACATGGGGTCGAAAGTGCAAAAGATTTAGTCAATGGTAATTTTCAATCTATTGGCGAATATAAGCCAACACCTAAAACCGAGGCGCTTGCTGATAAATTATTTTCTAATGGGTTTGATGATCCATCCTTAATGGGTATTGCAAAAGCTATATATAAGAATACGGGGGTATTTAATGAAGTTCCTGGAGGTGCTAAGCCTTCTGATTATTCTGCCGCCATTCTTGAAAAGTTTGGAGAAAATGCAGCTGGCAAAGCTGCTGCATTCATCGGTGGAGTTGTTCCTGAGTTTAATATCGTTGGAACTGCTGTTAGCCGTTATGTAAATCCAGCAATAAGCGAAGCTACTGGAATTGCGCCAGAAAACCTGCAATTAATGGAGCTTGCCGCGTCTCCATTTGGTTATAAAGCGGCTAAAGAATACCAAACGCCTACGGAATATGCCATCCGTCACCCTGTAGATGCTACCATAAAAACCATTAGCGGAACTTCAAATTTCATTGGGAAAACCGCTAAACCTATAGTAAAACCTGCTATACGCAGTATATTGGAGGCTGATAACCCGATTACTGGTGATCCGGGGCTAAAAACAGCTTTATCATCTGATATTGCCAAAGAAGGTGTTGCGTTAGAGCAGTCTATACCAGGCCTTAAGTTAACTGCCGGTGAAATGACGGGCAATACCCGCGCAATGGGTTTAGAGGACGCGGCGGCTAATAGTGATCGTTATGCTGAGAAATTTGCAATTAGAAGGCAGAAAAACATTGATGCAGTCGTTAACAAATTCAATAAAACACTTGATGAGATCTATCCTCAGGCAACAACGCGCGATGATGCCGGTAACCGGATTGCCTCTGCCTATAACAGCACTCTTAATAGTTTGCTTAAAACTCGTAGTGAGCAAGCTAAAATCGATTTTAACTCCGCGCTCGAAGGCAGCAAAGACCCATACATCTTATCAAATAATCTATTTAGAGAACTCCAAGCGATAAAATCGGAAGGAGAAGGCAAGCTCCTTACTTCCAGTGATAAGCACGCCGCTGCCGTAGCCAGGGAATTACTCGGCCGTGTAAGTTCTAAGACGGCAAAAGGCGGGGTTCAAGCCGATATGTTATCAATTAAGGACATGGCTAGGGGGTTATCTAGTTTCTCTGCTGAGTCTAGGCGGCAAGGCGGCATATTAGAAAACGCCCAAACTGCCGCCGAACGCAGGGTATATACAAGGCTATTTAGGGCATTGGAAGCCGATCTGGACGCAGAAATTGCCAGCCCCAAAGGCAGTCCCGAACGGGCAGCACAATTAGCCCAGGCGAGGGAGAATTTCAGGAACTTAAGCAATCAAATCTCTGATATTGAGAAAACTACACTTGGTAAAATTGTTGGAACGGCAGATTATGATTCCCAAGGTAATTTAGTTATTTCTCCAGAAAAAGTTGCCGATAGGTTCACAGCCATGGAGGCTACCGAAATTAAAAATACCCTTAAATTCCTTGACCAAAATCATCCAGATGTGGCGCAGATGGCAAGGAGATATACATTGGAACGCACTTTGAATAAAGCTATTGAAGGTCGTGGCCAGCGCGGTACAGGAACAACTAAAGAATTTGCTAAAGCAGAATTTGTTAAGTCGTTGCCTGATGACGCTAAATTAAATGCATTGCTTAATAATCCAAAAGCGGCCACCGAAATTCATCAAATTGCTTCTGCTATTAACAGAATGATTGACTATGGCGCAGAGCGCAAAGGATCGCAGACTTTTAGTCGTGGTAGCTTTATGGAATCCATAGCGAATTTTGGACGAGGGGCGCTTTATAGGTCATTAGCCTCAGATTCCTTAGTGGAAGATTTATTAAATCCATCTATCAGAAGGCAGATATTAGAAGATGCCAAAAAGATTAATAGAGGAAGCCCTACTAAAATAACCATTACACCCGAAGATAAAGAGCCATTGCCTAAGGTTGATTTGCCCACCTTATAGGCACGTGTTAATATTAAGCTGATCGATAAGACCTGATTGACAAGACTATTACGCCTTTGCGGCGATGTTCAATCATTGGAGGTCTTATGGACTCTTACACCAAATTAGCGCAACAAGATGGCGATGCGAAAACTGGATCGCCAGTTACAAATTATACCAATCTTCCCCCATCGTATTCTCAACCACAAGTTGAAAATAAAACCCCGATGCATTCGCGCACGCAGCCTGAGACGTACACACCTAAGAAATACTAATCATGACTGCTCAAAATCGTACAGTACTTAAAAGCTATTTTCAGCGCGGGTTACGTCCCACGCAATCTAATTATAGCGATTTGATTGACAGTTTTCCTTTGATTACCGGCGATACGATGACCGGTACATTGATACTTAATGCCTCTCCCACGGCGGCTTCTACTTCATTGCAAGCTGCGACCAAAGGCTATGTGGATTCAAACGCGAGCTTACCTGGTGGTTCAAATACTCAGATCCAATATAATAATAACGGGGCTTTTGGCGGCTTTACAGTTAGCGGCGACGCGGCATCGTTAGCAACAACCGGAGTGTTAACGCTGGCAAACACTGCCGTGTCGGCAGGGACATATATTGCTCCTCAATTAACTATAGATTCAAAAGGCAGAATTACTTCGGCAACTCCTGCGTATTCAGAAGGCACATATACTGTTTCTGTAACATGCGGGACATCGGGATCTATTACTCTAAGTGCTTCGGTCAATACAGGTTCTTATGAGCGAATAGGCAATACCGTACACGTAAGAGGCCGTGTAACCGTACAATCAGTATCCAGTCCAACCGGAACCTTGTTAATAAGCCTGCCTTTTTCGGTAGCAAATCTATCACAATTATCGGGGGCAAGTTGTGCCTTCGTAGCATTAGATGGCACTGTTTCTGCAAATGCTGGTCTATTAACCGCAGCTATTGAAGACGGTGGAACCACAATAACCGCATATATACCAAGCGCAACAGCTCTCACTGGATCTCCTTCCGCGCAAGTACAAGCATCTACAAATATATATTTTAGTGCAACCTATAGAGCAGTCTAATGGGTATTACGAATCACCCAGGAATTACTATAGGAAAAGATGGCCTTCCTCCCGGTGGGTCGCCTGGGCAGGTTGTTACTAAAATTGGCAGCGAAGATTATGATGCAAATTGGCAATCACTTAGTAGCTCGTCAATTTCAGATTTCAACGAAGCTGCGCAAGATGCCGTCGGTGCAATGGTGGACTCAACACTTAATTATGTTGATGCAACGCCTTTATTACAAGTAAATCAGGCCAATAATTTTGCATGGACTGGCAATAATACACAAACAGCAGGCGATTATACATTTAGTGACAATATCAAACTGAAGTTTGGCACAAATGCTGAGATATATCGGGATGGCACATTCCTAACGCTCAACGGAGCGATAACCGGGACTACCGCTGTTTCAATCGGCCCCATCAATGTTAGTAATGGTGGTACGGGTCGGCTAGTCGTCAACTATATCGGACTTGGCGGAACACCAATTAACACCCAGTTCTGGATTAACTTTTTACAGACGACAAATTTAGGGCGTGGCGCTCTCCAGTTTGATTATACCTACACAGGTTCCGGCCCATCGTTAAACGTGCTGTCAAAACTTACCTACCAAGGCACCGCCACCAGCATCACTGCGTTGTCGGCGTGGATACAATCCTATCTCGGTGCTGACACGTCAGGTTCCGGCACAACTGTTGGCACACGTTCAACCGCAGGTTTCTTCAGTACAACTGCAATTACCGCTGGCGGTACTAAACGTATGCACGGTCTGCACGCGCAGTGGCTTGGCGATGGCGGCACACACACAAACGGCAATATTCTTTGGTATGGCGTTGAAATTGATACGCAGCCAAACCTGACGCTCTCAGGTGCGACTTACACTGGCTGGGGCATAAATTCTATCGCCGATATTCAGATCTATGACGACGTTAAAATGATTTATGGCGGCTCTAACACTACAAAGGGCGATAGTTACGATATTTATAACTCCGGCACAACGGACGTTGATAGATATGTGAACGCCGTCAAGACGATGACATGGGACGATGACGCGATTGATTGCTTCTTAGATTTTCGCCCTGCCGATGGAGTTAATATTGTTCTTGGCACAACAACCGGAACAAAAATAGGAACATCTACAACCGAATTATTAGGTTTTTGGGGGGCGACTCCGGTAGCTCAACCGGCAGCTTATACACCAACCAATGTTACGGCAGATCGCTCTTTTGATGCTGATTCTATAACCCTTGATGAATTAGCGGATGTTGTCGGCACACTCATTCAAGATTTACAAAGTTTTGGAGCCGTAGGATGAGCGCACTTGGCACCATAAATTCAACAGCAATTATTTCAGATAGGGTGGCAAGCTCCGATCTAACTACTCAAGGGGCAGCCATCGGTGCGACCACTATTTATGCAGTGCCGTCCACAGGTGCTGGACTTTATGAAATATCATGGGTTGCTACCGTTACTAGGGCGGCGACTACTTCTTGTGTTCTTGGCGGAACAAATGGATTTCAGATCATATTCACGGATCCCAATGATTCCGTAGTTAAAACATCAAATCCAACGACCGTTACAAGCTCTGCGGTGAATGCTGCGGCCACAACCATAAGCGGGGTGTTTGTCGCCAATTGTAAGGCATCGACCAACCTACAATATTCTTTTGGTTACACAAGCGTTGGGGCTACCACAATGCAGTACGATCTATCTATACGAGTTAAACGGATTTAGAGGGTAAAATGGCATTAAAAATGACATTCACGATTGGCGGCAAGGTATATCCCGATGCTTATTGGCGCATAGGAGATTGTCACTACAAAGACCGAGATGATGCGCTCAAGATATTTATGGATATGTATGAGGATGCTGATGCCAGAGAAAACGACAAGAAAAACGGCAAAAAGTTCACCAAATCATTCTCTATGCCCGTTGGCGATATTAGCGCGTTTGAACAAATGAAAATCATCGAAATGAAGGCTGCCCTATACAATTTTGTAAAGGACTACAAAGACGGAACGCCACCACCAGTAGATGAAAATGGCGTCCCCCTATACCCAGACAATAGACCGCACTTTTTCGCAACAGCACAGGATGTTTAATCATGGACGATAAAGATCTACAAATTGCCGCATTGCAAAACATGCTTAACCAGAAAGAGCAGGTGATTTTCCAACTCACGAAGGAAATTATTAAGCTTACACCAAAAACAGTGGAAAAAGTTAATTAAAAAATGTCTCTCTCATCAGGAGAATTTATGAAAGAAAAAAGAAAGAGCCGGGCATCATCAATTGCTTTCGCAATCGCGGTGACTTCCGGCAAAAGCCTTTATACATCCGCTACCCGGCATGGCGCTCCAGATAAACCGGAGCACCATTCAAAGCCGAAGTGGGTGATGAGCCCGCACAACCACTACGCGAATAAAAGCGGAGTGTCAAGTCATGGATGATTCGATCGTGATAATTTTACTTAAGAATGCTTGGATTTTAATTTGCGGTGTTTTCGGATGGATAGGTAGGGGCATGTATTCTGATATTCGTAATCTTCAAAAAAGCGATGCTGATTGCAAATTAGATCTGGCTAATTTCAAGACCCATGTTTCTGAAAGCCATCCTACCAAAAACGATCTTAATGCTGCGCGTATGGAAACAAAAGACAGCGTTGATAGGCTACATTCAAGATTGGATAGTGTCGCTACTGATATAAAAACCATTCTCTCGACGATGAAGAGGTAGTTATGAACCTAATCATCACACGCGGCGCTCTATCTAAACAAGGCACTTTTGGAATGTTAGCAATTGGTGATGTGCCATTATGCGTCACTTGTGAAGATCCATGGGAAAATAATCAAATAGGAGCATCGTGCATACCAACAGGATTCTATAATTGCCGTAAATTCAACGGGAGTAGATTTAAAGATGTTTGGGAGGTGCTCAATGTTCCTGGACGCACTGCAATTCTAATCCATGCAGGAAACACTATAAACGATACGCATGGATGTATATTGGTGGGACGATGTTTTGGATCATCGAATGGCCTGCCAGCGGTATTACAATCACAAGAAGCCCTAGCTATTTTAAGGGACAAATTGCCTGACGAATTTCAACTAACCATTAAATAGGAGTAAAAATATGGATTCTTTAATTACTAACTGGGGTGCTTATGCCGGAGCAGCCGCTTTATTTGTACTGTTCTTTGATCGACTTTCTAAACTTACGCCAACTGATTCGGATGATAAAATTGTAGCATTTCTCTATCGAATTTTCACGATTCTCGGTGTTCGAGTCCCGGACGTTAAATGAAAACAATTCTAGCAACTATTGGCATTTTAGTCATTATAGCCGGTCTAATTTGGCTTGTCGTAAGGCAGGCCAAAGAAGGCCAAAAAGCTAAAGATGTAGCTGAATCACTGGAAGGGACGGTAAAGCGTGCAGAAAGAGCTAAAGATGTTCGCTCTGGCGACAAGCTTGATGATAGGTGGCTGCGCTACCGAGATTAAAGGCAATGGATGTGAATGGGTGGCCGAGATTCACCCATCGCGCCTAGATGTTCTTACAAAAGGCACTAAAGATCAGATTAAAGCCCATAATAGGCTTTATAGTGAGTTTTGCATTTCTAATTGAAAATTTATGCAGAATTAACTAAATATTCACTTGATTGTTTTATTCTAATGGAGTTATTACTTTAAATACTACCCCTACGTTCAATATATAGATGGTGGGCACGGAGAGACTCGAACTCTCAACCACGCCTTCACTAGAGGCGCATCTGTCCAGTTGAAATACGTGCCCATCACCTATTAAGCAGGTTTCCAAACGAAGTTGACAATCTAGTGGATTTATATAGAATATAAAAACGTCTTGATTGCAGCTCTCGCTAAAGAATACTGCACTTCACGATCAAACCGGTTTCAGTCCTTAAGGATTGGCCGGTTTTTTCGTTAAGTGAGGTTACATTACCCGATTTTTACGGATTTGGCAACGCCAACATAGTTAATTATCGCTAACCGTTGTAGAGTGACCCTTCTTAACATTACACGCGAAGCAGGCCGCCACTAGATTATCAATATTCCCTTTCCCACCTAGCGCGCGCGGGAAGACGTGATCTTTAGTCGCATAATTTGGCGGCAAAGCATTCTTTGCTATATCTCTGAAAAAGCGCATCTCCTCACCGCAATAAAAACATCTTCCGTTTTGAGTTTTAAATAGTCTTAGAAGCCTATTGCACCGTTTTCTTATTTTGCAGAATTTTCTGGGCATTTATCCGAAATCGCTGATGGTAGCTGTTCACTAGCAATTAAATCTTCCGCAGTGTGTCCGGCGATCATGTGAGTGCGTACCGTTTCTTCTACGTATTTGGTTTTATCTTGATAATTATATGATCGGCTCATCCCAGAATATCCCGTCGATAGATGGCTTCCCCATAGATATTTGTTTTCTACGGCACGACGGAGAGCATCTAGCTCGTGTACGCTATATTTTCTATCTGTCATATCTAGTACGATGTCTTAGTAGGTTCATCCTCAAAATTATAAGTAGTCGGCTGTGTATGGGTGACTAATGGATTCTGAGATGGCATAAGCGCTAATATCTTATCAGCCAATTCGCCATAATTTCTTGTTACGCTATGAGGGGTAATCTTTATCGCAGCGTTTGGATTTTTCATTACATCTTCAGATGGAGCGGCTTGGATTTCATCTGATAGTAAACGGAGTAATTTATCCTTCATTTCTCTCTCCTGAATCCTTGTTTGATAAACCTTTTAAAAAATTCAATAACTGCATACGGATATTTAATCCAGCTCTTGCACCAATAACGTCGGAATTATTTTGTATGAAATCTCTTATGGGCTCCCATTCGGATTCATAAAGTTTTTTATATTCTTGCAATCGCTCATTCTCGCGCATGGTTTCCGCAAATTGCTTTAACCACACATCCGATCCATTAAACATAGCATGGTACGAATTGGCCTTTGCTTCGATTTCTTCAATCATCAATCTATTGGTTACTTCCATATTTGCCACCATTTCTTAGGTTCTGGCTCTGGTTCATATTCCATCGCATCGTACATAGCAAAGAAATCAGGATGCCGCGCTCGCACACGTTGTTCTAATGCAGCCCACGGCTCATTAAACATATATTCGTATTTTCTCTCCAGATACTCACACAATTCTATCGGACGCTCTGGCGGTCGCGTAAGGTGCCTTGGAAAGTGTACCACGTCACTCATTGTCATTCCTATTGTTCGATGAGTCATCTTCATCAACTACGCGAACATCGCGCCATTCCATAGTGCTGCCGTATGAAGGGTCTTTCTTCACGGCGACCAATTCCTGTAGAATATGCTGATACATTGGGAAACCAGCATCGAATGGTTGAACTTTCCTTTTTACAAATCTAATGGCCATAACTACGCTCTACACTTTCTTTAGCTCAGATCATTTTTGTGAGCCATACACAGCCCAAATGGATCGTTGTGCAGAATTACATCTATGCCTTCAAAAAATAATCCATGTTTCTTGCCATGAAGATAATCCTGTAGGTCATTAAGATGTGTTTTCCCCATAGCTATCACCTGGGGTTTGCGGCCATGTTCTTTTTCATATCTAGCGAGCATATCTAGGAGTTCTCGGTATTGGTACATGGGATAGAACTGCAATCGTTTAAAAACATCACGAAGTGCGCCAGAATTGCGCCAGTAAGCATTTTGCTGCGTATAACCAACCTACGGAAACCCGCAGAAATGCTGGTGGGTGATACAAGACTCGAACTTGTGACCTCTACCATGTCAAGGTAGCGCTTAACTGCTAACCACATTGTTTTTTCACCTTATTTTTTGCAGCGATTGGCGTATTTTTGCCCATTTTTGCTGTTTTGTGCGCCAGTTTTTCGCCAGTGTGCAATAGCTCCACTGCATCACGCGTAAAGCTAGGATCGTGCTTGGCATAGCGCGAAGTTGTACGGGGATCATTATGCCCTGCAACCTGTCCTGCAAGGGCCAAACTTACGCCACCACGAATCATCATGGTGATGGCGGTATGGCGCAGGGTGTAGGCTGTTACCCCTTCCAGATCGGATCTAATAGCCGCTTCCCTTATCCCCTTCTTAATGCTTGCTACGCGTCTGCCATTCTTGCGTGAAATCACATATTCGCTTTTGGCGTTTGCCTTGGCTTCGAGCAGAGCCGGTAACAGGGAGCTATTGATCACTACCGAGGGGCGGCGCTTCTTCGTTTGGTGACGGCCTTCGGGATTGAAGTGAATAACCCTCGCCACCGTGTCAACCTGAAACCACTTTAATTCCAGAATAGAGGAGGGGCGGGCGGCAGTTGTCAGGGCTATCTGCACGTACAATTTAAGATGAGGTGTCCGGCATTCGGATAATAATTTCGTTTGCTCATCGTAGGACAGCCATCTTTCCCGCGGAGCAGATTCCGGCGGCTTCTCGATATGGATAACCTCTTTCAAGTATCCCTCTTTGCGATTGAAACCAAAAGCAGCAGATAGCGTTCCAAGCTCACGCCGGACAGTTGCCGGTGATACGGTTTTATTCCCACTATCTTTCCCCCTGATCGTCGGCTGATTTGTGCGATGCTTGGCATAATCTCGCATGACCTGATTGCTTAATTGCGAGGCGGTATAGGGTTTAAAGAATGCTCGCAGATGTTTCATGTGATACTGCACGGTAGCATCGTCTGCTTTGTGATCTGCGTATCGTTCAAGCATGTCTATAACCCGTATCTCATCTAATGCTGTGAGTTCAGGCTTTTTGCGTTCGAGGAGCCACTGTCCAAAGACTTCTTCTGCTTGGCCACTATCTGTTTCGCCCGTACTAAAGCGCTGCGCTCGCTGTTTTCCCTTTTGCGGGATGTAGATGAACCAATACGGAGAGTCTGCACGTTTGATGAGTTTCGGTTGTCCTCGCATTTTCCCTCTCTAAATTCATCAAGCCACTCTTGCATGTATTGCACTACGCGGCATATTTTTCTAGCCTTGACTTTTTTCCGATAACGGGCAAGCTTTAACGCCGCTTCTGGAACTTTCAGATACGCTGCTGCCTCCGCCTCTGTGTACCAAGTTGTCATTTCTCCTCCTCGTTATTCCTATACTCGCTAGGTGGCTCAGGCAGCTCAGCCCAATGCGTAGGAATAAATCCAGCATCCGGCCAGTACCCTCCCTGTGCCAATGTAAGTTTTTCTTTCCTAGTTGGCTCACGCATTTGCGTTGCTGGTGCGATGCATATACTTTTATTTCTGCAAGCAATTAGCACCTGACGACCATCATCGGGGATTGTATCAATCGGTTTCCAAATCGTCAGATCGGTCATTTCTTTTCTCCACACGCAGGGCATTGCTCTTCTTCGTCCGGCTCAATAAAACTTTCTATATCCCATTCCTCACGCCTGCCTCCTTGTGTGCAGTATAAGATTTTTCCCCTCTCTGCTTCGGCATTACCTAGTATCCACACTCGATTATACGGTTGCCTGATGCGTCGATCTGATTCATAAGCCCATCTGAAAATCTTTTTATATTTATCAAAAACGGCTAAATCACACCCGTAACCATCTTGCCTGAGTTTTTGAGCTATCATCAGGCCGATAGACGAAGTTTTCTCATTGGGCTGAAACAATGCCAATGGACACATGGCTTTCATTTCCCATCTCCTGGTTCGTTAATCGTATGCCCGCATCCGGCTTTACAGCACCACTTGCCATTATTATCGCCATAATGCTCTTTTAGCTCCCACCATCCTTGATCGTGCTTGCAGCAATCCTCACAGATTTTGCTATGCGGTGTACCGCGCTCAAAACCACTATATTGATACCAGCCAGTATCGTTACATTTCTTGCAGGTCATTTCGGCTTCTCATCGTTTGATTGATTGGGCTTCTCATTACAATTAAATGCCAGAACCAGCAGGCATGGCCATGCGCTACCAGAAAGCCAACAGACGAAAGCAACGAATGATAGCCATGCGACTAGGCAGATTGTGCAATTCATTCGCTACCGCCTTTGGATTCGGATAACTCTTCGTCTATGGTTTCAAAAACCCATGCTGGTACATTGTACCCAGCCTTTTTAAGCATGATGAGGCGCTCCTTAAATTCTTCGAGCGTCGGGTCGTTAAATGTTTCACCGTCGTAGGGCAAGCCGATAGGTTCTAAAGTGGATTTATCGACAGCCTCATTATGGGCTTTATACTCCCGCATGAAGCGGTCTAGCTCCTCTTTAGAATCATCTTTGGCGAAGCTGTAGCGCGGTATCTCCCCGACGCGCTTCTGCGCTGCTACGTGCGTTGTCCAGCCTCCGCTAACATCCTCGTAGCAGTAAACATCGCATTTCCAATTATCGGATGACCAGCGGCAATAGCTCATTATTTATCACCTTCTATTTCATCGCTCTTTATAAAGTCCTTGAATTCAGCGCCAAGCCAGTCGAGCAATCGCGCCAGAGAATCCACATCGGGGCGTTTGCGGTGGGCAACAACACGGCAAACGGTAGAGGCGGAGACCCCTGCTTGTTCGGCAACATCACGATATTGCAGACGACGCTCCCAAACCGCGTCATAGAGTGCCTTAGCGAGTTTTTCATTGTCGAAGGAAATCATGCGCCCTTCTTTCCGTGATAAAACACCGTCAGAAATTCCAGTGCCTCCGCAACCGAATCGGGATGAATTTCCCATCGCGCCAAATCCATATAGGGCATCTTCGCCACGCCTTCGATGACATGCTTTGCTGAATCAACTAATCGCTGGTCAATGGATTCCCGCTTCGTTTCGCGCTCTCGCATCAGGAAAACAAGCTGTTGAATAATGGGATTACCCCGATGCTTTGCCGCCTGCTTTTCAGCTTCCGCAAGCGATATGTAAATTCCTGGCTCGTAAGCTTTATTGTCGTTTTCCATACTAACCTCGTTTCTTACGACGAATATCGGTTGAATGCTCGATAGCGTTAGCAAACCAGCCAATAAGCCATCCTTCGTCCATATCGGAATAACCGAGTTTGATTGCTTTTTTGCGAAACTCAGAAGCCCATTTGCTCGCGTCATCACCTAGACGCTGTAAAAGCTCCGGCGCTGTCTCCTCAACCGGCTGTGAGCATTTTTTACATACCACTCTGCGCTTATGGCCAATGAATCCCACGCCGCACTGAATACATCTGCACTGATAATTACCGTTTTCGTGCGTGGCATCTTCCGTCCAATCAACCGGCTGTTGAGTTTCCGGTTCTGGTAGATGTACTCTCCCAGCGGTACCAGATGCTTTTACCACTGGTATCGGTTCCATAGCAGCTTCGTATGATCTTACAGCCGCGCGGTATTCCCCGAATGCCAGAATATGTGAAACTGCGTCATATCCCTTGCTAAGTGCTTTCTCATCAATCGGCATACTTCACTCCCGCTGCGTCTAGGACGGCTTCACAAACACCTTTAAAATGCTCACGCTCTTGGATGGTTATTTTTTCCCACCAATCATCTCTTCCCATCAAATGAGCGTAATAACCTCTGGCGGTTTGTTCCAGCGATACCGACACCGGCTTGTTTGCTTTTCCGCGATATAACTCAAGACAATGCAAGGCATCGTGGATGAAGCGCTCTGCGGCGTGCCTCCAACTGTTTTTATGGATATAGCTGAAGGCGGCTAAAGCCGTGTATTTCTCCATGTCATCGGGGTTTATATTCGCCCATCGCATAAGTTCGTAACGAAGCTGGCCGTACAACTTATCGGCGGCATCCGAAATCTCACTCGGATATAGGCGTTCAATATCGGCCAATTCTTGAACACGTTCTGCCGATGTGTTCAGAGATTGAATAGATTCATCAATCTGCGCTAAAAGACCAAAGCGTAGTTTATGGCCTTCTGCCGCGATGATTTGGCGAAGCTCTTTAAGTAAATCAATCAGCGAATCATTGACGTTCGACATATTCCACTCCCTCAATTTTGCCGCCGCACACATCAAAATTAGGACATTCTGGGCAATGGCGATTTAAACACTCAGCCGATATATACTGCGTTGGAATTTTGAACGATGTATCTTCAATCAGGTTCGTGTCTGGCGTAGTCATGCCGCATCCTTTCCGAACTGGAATAATAGCTTTTCCAGATCAATCAGATTTCCATCCCGGTCTTTAATCAGGCATTTGTCATCGCGCATATCAATCCGCAACTCGATATATTTGCAGCGCGTGTTATTGCACCAGTTCCACCCGGTTTCCTTGGCAATTTCTATTGCCCGGATAACCTGTAATACGGGAAGCCACTTAGGTTTATCGACTATCAGTTGATTCATCTTAATATCCTCTCGCTGGATTGTCACAATAACCTTCGCTATCGTAGTGATTGTTAGTGGCTACGGCGGGTTTGTCCGTGTATTGTTTATCCTGCGGAATACGAGCCTTAATCCCAGCCATGATATTCCCCTCAGCATTGGCGTCTTGCGACTTCAATCCGAGAATATCCATGATCTCTAGAATACAGCCGACTTGATGCGTGTCGGAATACGCAACAGCAGCGCGAGGAAACATTGCGTGGGTGGAATGATAGAGTTGCGCATATCTAGTGAGCGCATTCTGTAGCCATATCACCTGATCGCACGTTATGTATTTTGTCATATCAACCCTTTGTTCAAACTAGTTGCATGTTTCTTGCGTTGGTTTAGCCGGAGTCTCTACAAACATATCCGGCTGCTTGTAGGCTTCCTCAATGCGTTTACATGCTATGTCGAAGTATTTTGGTTCCAGTTCTATGCCAATAAATTTACGCCGCATCTTCGCGCAGGCAACTCCGGTTGTGCCGGAACCCATGAAGGGGTCCATGACTGTCTCACCCTCATTGCTCCACGATTTGATATGGTCAACAGCAAGTGCTAGGGGGAACGGGGCGGGGTGTTCGCCCGTATTATAGCGCTCACGATTGCTTATAAGCCATGCGTTATGCCTAACCCCGTAATCTGCAAGTATCTTGCCACTTCCCGTTGCGGGGATTGTAGAGCCGTCCACCTGACGCTGCGTGCCGTGAACCACAGTGCCTGAATAGATATTCTTGCGGTCTTTTATTGGGTTAAACGTTTTTGGTTTCCCATTGGAGAGGATAAACATATATTCCCACGTTTGAGGGTAGCGATTGGACTCAGGAAAGGAGAACGAAGGCTTTAGGTAAATCATGGTGTCATGAAGGTTTAAGCCGTTTTTCTTGAATCTCAGTGCTTGCTCTAGACTTGTACCTGTTTCGCTACCTTTCACATGCTGGTCAGCAACATTCCACACGATAACACCTCCATCAGAGACAGAATGAGAAACCAAATCAACCACATTGCGCCAGTCAAATGTCGAAAATGAATCGCCATACTTGCGCATCCCGTCGTATGGTGGCGAAGTTACAACCAATTCTATGGGGTAAAGCGTAGGTAATACCTCGACACAGTCGCCTAGATACAATAAACAATCCCCTATGGTGACTTTCTCTATCATACGTTATCCGATTCCCTCGTCGAAATCTCTTTGATATTCATTCCGAAGCCGCCGTAATAACCGTTATGTTCGTTGTGGTTGGCAAAGATAATGCAACCATGATCAGTCATGACCTCAAGAAATTGAACCTCATGCACGTCATAGTCGCCGTTTTCATCGGGCGCGTCCTTTAGAGTGAGACCTGTTAAGGTTTTTCCCACCAACCACTTCACGTCATCGCTAGTATTCATGTATCGGTTTTCACAGCAAGATTGGCCACCATCGAAAATGGAAATTTGAACACCATCATCAAATGTGATTTTGAGTTTATCGTCGCCAAACTCTGCACCTTTGATTTTGCGTCCATAGTATTTGTCGGCTGAATTTTCAGCGCCGCCGGACAGATGATGAATTATTACTCCTAATCCTAAATTACCCATATGATTACCCTACATTTACATCAGGCGGGTTCAGGTAGATTGGCAAGACTTATGGAGTGCATCTTCACAGCCATAATCTTTGCTTCATCGAATACCTGAGCCAACTCATTAATTGTAAGCGCACGATCTTTTGGCGGCTCAATCGTCACGGAAACCCCGCGCACGATAAAGGCCATCCCCTTTGAATCCATACCTCGCTTAAGCTCTATAATGTTGTCGTCCATAATCTCTCCTGAACCGTTAATTTATTAAGCTGCTTCTTTGACTTTTTCGGCAAACCGATCACCGCCATATTGGCCCTTAACGAGATTGGCGATTTCCTTTGCGGTGTAAGTATCGTCAAGGCTCTTTCCGGTTTGCTCGACAAAATGCCTTACGCCAGCACCACACGCACCTGTTACGGCACGGTAGATACCAACCCATTCTTTGCCGGTAGCTTTCTTGGGAAGTTCCCCGTCAAACTTTGCGACGACCTTATAAACCAAATCCTCACGCGCTTCTTTAATGGTCTTCCCGTGAGCCGAGTTTCCATTATCGTCGCTGACAACAAATAAAACCTCTCCCGATTCGGTTTTTACTTTTTTAACGCCATTTTTAGAGGATATGAGGCGAGAGAAAATACCATCCGTGAAATCGACCGCTACCCATTTTCCACCTTCTACAATGTAATATTGATCGGCTTTTAGTTTTTTCCCATCAACGATGTCGGCTTTTCCGCCTACAGGTATTAATTTACCATCTTTATTGATATATTCAGATGCCATCAGGAGGTTCCCTAGGTCGCCCTTTACGGAGGCGAGATAGCCAACAGCGGTACAAGCAGAATTTTCGCCCGACGAGGCTGCCGTGCTGGAATCGCCCGACGAGGCTGCCGTGCTGTTATTGCCCGACGAGGCTGCCGTGCTGTTATTGCCCGACGAGGCTGCCGTGCTGTAATTGCCCGACGAGGCTGCCTTGCT